ATATTTTGGTCGTAAGATCAAAATTGCTGGCGACCGTACATATGCAGAGTGGACAACCACCATCATGAATGATGAGGACTTTGCTGTTCGGAACGCTATAGAGGAATGGTCTCATGCAATCAATACCCCGATCGGTAATATTGCAAGCCTAGACTCTGCATCGCCTTCGCAATACAAATCGGACGCTCAGATCATCCAGTATTCTAAGACAGGTATTCCAATTCGGACATACAATTTTGTAGGCCTTTGGCCGCAAGAGGTATCAACGATTGATATGGCTTGGGATTCGAATGATCAGGTCGAAGAATTTACCGTAACATGGACTTATGATTACTGGGAAATTCAGGGCGGCATTACCGGATCAGGTGGCACAGCACCGCCAATACTATAACTTTGAATATACTCTAACATTATTCAAAGTGGTCTACGATATAGGGGTGCATCTAAATAATGGTGCTGCCCCTATATTTGTTTATTAAAAGGAATTGAACATGATCCAACTATTCGGCTATCAAATAGGTCGGGCTGAGAAGGAAGTGAATAAACGCAAGAATATTCAAGCTTTCTCCGCGCCGTCCAATAATGATGCAGCAATGACGGTGGCCGAGAATGGTGTCTTCGGCACATATCTTGATATGGACGCCACGGCCAAGAACGAAGCCCAACTGATCACCAAATATAGAGAGTTAGCACTATCACCCGAGGGCGAAAGAGCCGTTGATGACATAATCAACGAAGCCATCATCATGGAAGATTACAAATCTCCCGTCGAAATCAAGATGGACGATCTGGACCAACCAGACGCGGTCAAGAAGAAAATCGAGGAAGAATTCGTTGCCATTCTCAAAATGATGGATTTCAATAACCAAGCGTATGACATATTCAGACGTTGGTACGTCGATGGTCGCCTGTACTACCATAAGATGATTGACGTAAAGAAACCTCGCCAGGGCATTCAAGAATTACGGTATATCGATCCTCGCAAGATCAAGAAGATTAGAAAAATTCTAAAGTCCACTGAAAGAGAACAAGCGGCACTCCAGTCTCTAAATCCTCAATTCATGGAATTTTACATCTATAACGAGCGCGGCATTGCCAGTAATATGAATGAAGGTATTCATATTGCCAAGGATTCTATCACATATGTCCATTCGGGGCTTATCAACGAGAAAAGCACCGTAATCCTATCTCACCTGAATAAAGCCATGAAGTTATGGAATCAAGTGAGATGGATGGAAGATTCGCTGGTAATCTATCGCATATCCAGAGCACCAGAAAGACGCATTTTCTACATTGATGTCGGTAACCTGCCTAAGATGAAAGCCGAACAATACCTCAAGGACATGATGATCAAGCATAAAAACAAGCTGGTCTATGATGCTTCCACTGGTGAGGTCAAGGACGACAGAAAGTTCCAGACGATGATGGAAGACTTCTGGTTGCCTCGCCGTGAGGGTGGTAGAGGAACTGAGATTTCCACACTACCTGGTGGTGAGAACCTTGGTCAAATCGAGGACGTTGAATTTTTTAAGAACAAATTCTATAAGGCGTTGAATGTACCAGTTTCTCGTATGGAAGCTGATGGCGGCTTTAACTTGGGGCGATCCTCAGAGATTACCCGGGATGAGTTGAAATTTGCAAAATTCATTAACCGTTTGCGTATGCGATTTGCCATGTTGTTTGATGATTTACTTGAAACACAGTTGATCCTCAAGGGCATTACGGACAAAGCTACATGGAACGAGATGAAAGAGTATATCTTTTATGACTTCCGTGAGGATAATCATTTTGAAGAATTGAAGAATCAGGAAATCCTTCGTGAGCGTATGACGGTTTTGGCTGACGTTGATGGCTATGTAGGACGGTATTATTCACTCGATTGGGTGAAAAAGAACATCCTTCGTCAATCAGAGGAAGAGATTGAAGAGCTTCAAAAAGCTATGGCAGAGGATGAGAAAGAGGGCGTTGATCCAGAAGAGAATGGTGACACCAACTTTGGTGCGTTCTCTGGTCGATCAGACGTTCTATCCCGAGAGGATCCAATTCAGGACATAAGACCTGAAGACGATGCAAACGAGCCTGGTATGCCTGAAAAGCCAGAGAAACCTAAGCCACCAGTACCACCCAAAAAAGCAGAGACCAAAAAAGCAGAGCCTAAAAAAGAGGAGTATACTCCAGAAGAAATTGAATTGATCGAATCACAGACTCGGTTTTTCGAGTCTTTAACTATGGAAAACACTCTGGATGAATAAACAACTATTGAAGGATTCCACGATCTTGGCGACTCTTCTCGCAATGGTGAAAAGAGAAGTCAAAAAGAGCGTCGGACCACCTGACCGTCATCAACGAAAGTACCCGGTCCATAAAAGTACAGATTATTCGAAATCCGACGCACCTTAATGAGGGCGTAACACTTTCTGATATTGACTCATCCACATCCGTTATGGAGTATGGCGCGGGCTCAGGAACCACAACAGGCGGTAATGCACTTTTACCTGTCTTCGTGACTGCCTCGGACAGTAAGGATATTGATATTGAGCATCTTGGGTTGAAGTTGCGGCCGACAGACAGTTGGGCCATTGTTGTCACGAGACTGGGTGGTGGTAATAATGACGGTGATGTCACTGTCGGTTTGAGTTGGCTAGAACGAGTTTAATAATCGAAACCCTAGATGATTACTTAGAAATTATAAATAGAGTATATGGAGAAAATTATGACCGAATTTAATACTACCGATGTTGTTAAATCTGCCCTTGCTGGCAACGCCACCCAAGTAAAGGATGCTGTCCACGGCATTTTAGCAAGTAAAGTTTCCGATGCCCTTGATGTAAAGCGGGCAACAATTGCAGCTTCCTGGTTGCAAGAACCAACCGATGAGGATGAAAATGGCTAAAACATTTATACAAATCAAAGCGGAATTAGCTGAATCCCCTACAAGTCCGACACCCGTAGAGATGAGCCCCGACAATCCAGAAGTCAAAGCGATCAATGCTAAGAAGAAAGGCAAGAAGCTTGCCGATCTAACCAAGCATCCGACTGCTGGTGACGAAGTGTTCAAGGGCAAGGCAACGAGCGCCCGAGCATCGGTTCATGCGGAAGAGGTAGAACTGGACGAGTTATCCAAGAAAACTCTCGGTCGCTATATTTCCCGCGCTGGTGATGATAGAGATCAGAAATCTTCTGATGCTGGTATTCTCACTGGTCGCAATGCTAACAAAGATGAAGCAAAACGTGCCAAAGCCCTGAACAAAAAAGCGGGCAAGAGAGCCAACAATATTGACCGCGCAATCGGGAAACTGGCGAAAGAAGAAGCGGATTTTAGTGAAGCAAAGAAATTCGATCCGAAAGCAGCCGTAGACGATATGACGAAAAGTATCATATCGGACGTATACAAAGACGCATATGGCATCCGTCCTCGTTCCGCATCTTTCTGGAACAAGATCAAAAATATGGGTGATGCCGATCAACTTCTTACACGCCTTTCAAACAATATGGGCGACAATGATCAACATGAAAGAGACTCGGAAGAGAAAGAACGCCGCGTCCAGAAAAAGCGATCATTTGGTCCTAAGATCGGCTCATCCATGGCAGCTGCCATGAAGAAAGCTGGGTTCAAGACGGAAGAATGGCAAACCGATATTCAAGAATCAAAGTCTGTGGAGTTGACAAAGAAAGCCAAAGCTCTCGTAAAAGTATTGAAATCAAAGGGTGTATCTGACAAACAGATTTTCTCCAAGCTAAAGGCTGCGGGAATCGGTGAAGATATCATCCTCAGGGTGATGGAATAAAAAGTGATAAAAAGAGGTACCAATAGTTCTAGATCATTCATGGCTTTGGTATTTAATAAGAATTCGAACGTAACCTAATTTGGGTATTAAGGAATAAAAATGGGAATTATCACAAAAGGAAATAAAGGTGGTTATCTAGTAGCTAAATATACAGCGAATGGATTTTTCAATGTTGAAACTTCTAATGTTGTGGGCGAAACTGTTAATACCATGTCTTTTACCAACATCCTCTGGTCTAGTAATAATTCTGGTGTGTGGAATATTAGTCGTGGCGCCAATGTGGTTGCTACCCTTTCGGGATCAGGTCAATGGGATTTAGCTGGAATCGGAATGGCGTTAGAGACAGGCGGCGAGAATGCGGCTAATGTGGTAGTGACCCTGGAAGGATCAACAGGCACTCTCATTATGAAATTGCATAAACAATCGTCATTTACCACGGAGTATTAATCTTATGCTATTAATGACTGAAATGTCGGAAAATGTTACGACAGGCGAAGAAATTAATGAGACCACAGGCGAAAAGTCTTTGTATATTAAAGGCATTTTCATGCAATCGGAGGTCACAAATAGAAATGGGCGCCGCTATCCAGGCCAGATCCTTGAACGTGAGGTTGGTCGCTATGTGAAAGATAATGTTGAAAAAAACAGAGCTTGGGGCGAACTGGGCCATCCAGCAGGACCGACAATTAATCTTGACCGCGCTTCCCATAGAATCACTTCCCTTGTCAAAGAGGGCAACAATTTCATGGGCAAAGCGAAGATATCTAGCACACCGATTGGCGATATCGTCAAAGGCTTGATAAAAGATGGTGGAAATCTTGGCGTATCAAGTAGAGGAATGGGGTCTCTAAAACAAGTTCATGGTGTGAATGAGGTTCAAGGAGATTTTCATCTTGCTACTCCAGCCGATATTGTGGCCGATCCGTCCGCGCCAGATGCCTATGTTGATGGTATCATGGAGGGTAAAGAATGGGTATGGGACAACGGAATTATCCGTGAAGTTACAGTTTCCGCACACCAAGATATTGTTAAGAAAGCGTCAAGATCGGAACTTGAAGGAGCCAAGTTGGCAGTATTTCAAGACTTCCTCTCAAGACTTTAAAATTATAAATACTGCTGAAGATTTACAAAGGAGACTGTAATATGTCTAAAAAAGAAGATCAATTGGACGAGTTCAAGGCCGATCATTCTGGCTCAGCCGTAGTACCCGGATCAGAGATTTCTGGTGCTGCCGATAAAAATGCAGAAGATCCAAAGGCCGATGGCAAGAAGAAAAAGGGTGCTCACCCTAAGCCCACAATCACCGCGAAGGACGCCAGTGTAAAAGCTGAGGAAACAGAGTCCGACGATGAAGTTGTGGTGGAAGCGGATGAGGACGTTGAATATACCAAAGCGGATATGATCAATGCCGTTCTTGATTCGATGAAAGACAAATCCAAGCTAGAGCTTGAAAGCATGTTCGGCGGCGTTATGGATTCGCTAAATGAAGCGGATGATGACGACGATGAGGATGACGATGAGGACGACGAGGACGACGATAAGAAGTCCAAGAAGAAAGGTAATCCTTTCGCAAAAGTCACCAAAGAAGACGTAGACCTGGGCGACGATGTTGCCGCTATGTTTGGTGATGAGGATTTGTCCGAAGAATTCAAGCAAAACGCCACGATGATTTTTGAGGCAGCCGTTGTCGCTAAGATCAACGAGAATCTGGAAATTCTTTCTGATCAGAATAGCGAAGAGCTTACGGAAGCCACCGATACAATGGTAGCTGAAATCTCCCAGAAGGTTGACAACTACCTAGAGTATGTTGTCGAAGAATGGGTTGAGGAAAATGAAGTCGCCATCGATTCAGGCATCCGTAATGAACTAGCCGAGTCTGTTGTTTCTGACCTAAGAAACCTTCTGGCTGACCATTTCATTGATATTCCTGAGGAAAAAGCCGACATTGTTGAAGAGCTTGGACTACGAGTACAGGATCTTGAATCACAACTGGACGAAGCAATTAATTCTTCTATCGATTTGAAGAATGATAATGTTTCTCACCAGAAGGGCGGAATCCTCGCCGATGTGACAGAGGGTCTTGTTGACACTCAGGTCGAGAAATTGAGATCACTTGCCGAAGGCGTTGATTTCGAGGACGAAGATGATTACCGCGCACGATTGACTACCATGAAGGAAAGCTATTTCCCAACTGATGGAAAATCCGTGAGTTTAACCGAAGAAATTAGTGACGAAGCGATTGACGATGGTAGCGAAAATGAGCAACATATTGATCCAGCAATGGCGCCTTATGTGAATGCTATTTCCAAGACTACAAAACGCTAATTTTATAAATAAGAGTATAATATATCCAAAGGAGAACAAAATATGTTGCTCAATGAAGAACTACAAAAGAAGTGGCAGCCCGTCTTGGAGCATGAGAGTCTACCAGAGATTACTGATCCTCACAAACGTGCCGTCGTAACCACTCTGCTAGAAAACCAAGAACGTGACGCCCGCGAACAAGCTGGTGGTTCTGGCGGTTATGTAGGGCAGACTTCGCTACTTGAGGCAGCCCCGACTAATAACATGGGCGCATCCTCTTCCACGGCTTCCGCAGGCGCTATCGATATTTTCGATCCCGTCCTGATTTCGCTTTTGCGTCGTGCCGCTCCTAACCTGATGGCGTTCGATCTGATGGGTGTGCAGCCAATGACTGGTCCGACTGGACTGATCTTTGCCATGCGTAGCCGCTATTCGACTCAAACTGGTACGGAAGCTTTGCATAGTGAAGCTAACACCACGTTTTCTGCCGCCGCCGCTGGTAATACAGCTATGGCAGCTGCCGCTAACAACCAAACTGGTTCGACACCTACTGGTCAGTCTAACTCCGCTTACACCGCCGCTACCGCAATGTCAACAGCATTGGCTGAGCGCCTTGGTGAAGCTACGTCCCATGACTTCCCAGAGATGGCATTCTCAATCGAGAAAATCACCGTTACTGCTCTTAGCCGTGCTTTGAAGGCTGAGTACACGATGGAATTGGCTCAAGATTTGAAAGCCGTTCATGGTCTAGACGCCGAGACAGAATTGAGCAACATTCTTTCAACTGAAATTCTTGCCGAAATCAATCGTGAGATGGTTCGTAAGATCAATATTTCAGCTACGATTGGCGCCCAAGAGAACACCACAACTGCTGGTGCTTTTGACCTTGATCAAGATGCCAACGGGCGTTGGAGTGTTGAGAAGTTTAAAGGCTTGATGTTCCAGATTGAGCGTGAAGCTAATGCTATCGCCAAAGCAACCCGTCGTGGTAAAGGTAATATTCTTATCTGCTCTTCCGATGTGGCATCCGCTTTGAACATGGCAGGCGTACTCGACACTAGCCCTGCTTTGAACAACACCATTAGCTCGGACGACACAGGTTCTACCTTCGTCGGCGTTCTAAACGGCCGCTTCAAAGTCTACATTGACCCTTACTTCGCAGCCTCTGCTGGCGTTCACTTCGCTACAGTTGGTTATAAAGGATCAAGCCCGTTCGATGCCGGCATGTTCTATGCGCCGTACGTACCTCTCCAGATGGTCCGCGCTATCGGCGAGAACACGTTCCAGCCTAAGATCGGCTTCAAGACTCGTTATGGTCTTGTTGCTAACCCGTTCGCCACAAGTCAGGCAGACGGTGTTGTATCTTTCGAGTTCAAGAACGTTTACTACCGTATCTTCAACATCGAAAACTTGATGTAAGCCGATACATACCAAAAGAAAAAGGGATCCTTTCGAGGATCCCTTTTTTTGTCTTTATTTTCGAGTTTCATGTCAACAACTTAAACAATTTGGACACGCCGCCGACGGCTATGGAGAAACAGAAGCCGATACCGGCGGTGGTCCAAAGGATCCAAAGTGGACTAAACACCCACCACCAGGACCAATCAATGGTCCCTAACATTTTCAAGACAACAAAGATAATTGCAAGGAGCCATGTGCCATTGATGACGGCGTCTCCAGTACTTGCATTTTCTCTCATGTCAATAACCTAAACAATTTGAATATGCCACAGACGGCCATGAAGGCGCAGAAAACGACGCCGGCAATCGCGAAACCGCCCCAAAGTGGACTAAACACCCACCACCAAGACCAATCAATATTGTCCGTCAATTTCAGGACAACAAAAATAATTGTGAGGAGTGGAAGCAGACCGATGCCACCCGACTCGACGTTTGAACTTGCCATTTTCTTTCTCTATCTATTTCACTATAATCATAATAGCAAATGGAGAGGGCAATGTCAACCGTTTATTGTCTGAATTGTGAAATTTCTATAGGCAAAGGTGGCATCGGCCACGAGATATTGAATATCGGTTTCCTCGACATTGAAATCCAGAGAGGACAGTGAGATGGGAAACATGTCCTTGAACGTCACTTCCACATTGGGATTATTGGATGAGGTCATCACCATAAGAGTGGCATCCGACATTGTGCCAGTGCCATCGAACTGTCTTGAGTCGATCATGGCACGTGGATCCTTATGGATGGACTGTGCGAAATTCTCAGGATAGCCTAATCCGATGAGCCAATTGAAAATTTCCATATAATTGGTCATATCTTCATCAACCATGAAGCGTATATTATATGGTTCAAATGTAATCTTATCGCCGGGGATAGGCAGCTTTACAAACATGTTTTCGACCAAGGGCTCCCCAAGTGTTAAACTGGGAAGAGTAGCATTTTTGGTGAAATAATCCACGCCAGGAAGTCGTTTCATAGTAAAACGAAACCTAATGGGCGTTAATCCATTGATATTTTCTGGTTGACTTGTTAGAGCGGACATGTTATAATATACCTATAGTTAGAGTTCTATCTATTTATAAGGGGAATATTTGACCAAAATGAATATGCAAGAAATCATAGACGAATGGGACAAAGACTGTGGTATCGACAAGTCCCAGTTGGATACCGAGGCGGCCGATATTCCCTCACTCCATAACAAATACATGAAAATCTGGCATGAAGAGCGGGTGCGTTGGATTGGCATGAATACCAGCATGAGGAAATTTCTGGTAAATAAACGTAGGTTTTACCTTGGTGATATGGACAGAGATGAGCTGGATACCCTGGGCTGGGAATACGATGGCTCTCTGAAAGCTATAAAATCCAATGTTGATAAATACATTGAACGAGATGATGAGGTTATTGAGCGCCAACAGACGATGGAATTCCAAGAACAAAAAAACAAGTTCATAGAAGGAATCCTCAAGAGCATCAATAACCGCTCCTACGCTATTGGACATGCAATCGCATTCCAGAAGTTTACACACCAGGGATTAGAGTAATTGATAAATTAGTAATAGGTAAGCTAAATGAAGTATATGCTATCGTAAGCTGTGAAAAGTGGATGGCACAAGAATTATCGGATTACTTCAAATTTAGAGTACCGGGCGCACATTTTATACCCAGCGTTAAAGCGAAATACTGGGACGGTTATATCAGGCTTTTTCAATATAACACGGGTCAAATTTATTATGGTTTGATCCCTCATATTGAGAAGTTCGCCGAAAGTCGTGGCTATAGCGTTGAATACGATTCAGCGGTACGGGCCAATGTGGAATTTTCAGCTGCCGAGGCACATGAATTCGTCCAGTCGCTAAATCTATCCATTCAGCCGAGGGACTACCAATATAAGGCGTTTGTCGATTCAGTGAGACAACGCCGACAACTTCTGGTATCACCTACAGCCTCAGGTAAATCCCTGATCATTTATTTGCTCCTACGATATTACGAAGAGAAAGCCTTGGTTATCGTACCCACTACCGCCCTCGTCCATCAGATGAGTACAGACTTTCTGGAATATTCTGGTGGCTCATATTCATCCCATATGATCATGGCAGGGCGCGACAAAGAGTCAAATGAGTTAACCATGGTGACCACATGGCAATCAATGCAACGATTGAAAATCCCTTACTTCTCTCAATTTAAAGTTGTAATAGGTGATGAGGCACACTTATTCAAAGCCAAGAGTTTGACTGGAATCCTTGAAAAAATGACGGCAACTCCCATTAGAATTGGCCTAACGGGCACTCTCGATGGTTCACAGACGCATAAACTTGTCCTTGAGGGACTATTCGGTCGAGTAAACAGCGTTACGTCCACTAAAAAATTGATGGACGAGGGCCATATTGCCAAGCTCAAAATCAAGGCAATAGTTCTCCAGTATGCGGATGCCGCCAAGAAACTGTTACATGATGATATCAAGGCAGCGAAGAAAAACAGCCGTGGTGGAGCCGCTGTTGCTTGGCAAGCAGAAATGGATTTCCTAACAAGCTATCAACCGCGAAATATATTCATCCGAAATCTAGCCATTTCACTAGAAGGCAATACACTATTACTATTCCAATTTGTCGAAAAGCACGGCAAAATCCTTTTTGACTTGATCGAAGAGAAAGCGGCAGACGGTAGAAAAATCTTTTTCGTATACGGAGGAACCGATGCAGAAACCAGGGAACAAGTTCGTGCGATTACAGAGAAGGAAACAGACGCAATTATCGTGGCTTCTTTCGGCACCTTTTCAACTGGTACTAATATTCGCAACATACACAATCTTATTCTTGCTAGTCCTTCTAAAAGTAGGATTAGAAACTTGCAGAGCCTCGGTAGGAGTTTACGGAAATCAGAAACGAAAGATACGGCGACACTTTACGACATAGCAGACGATTTGACCCTCGGAGCTAAAAAGAACACAACATTAGGCCACTTCCTTGAAAGAATCAAAATATATACTGGCGAGAAATTCGATTACAAGATATATAAGGTAGAACTCAATGACAACAGAACAACCGAAAGAAGAGGACGTTCGTTATATTAAACTCCTCAACGGCGAGGATATTATAGCAAATGTCAGAGGAACGGACGAAAGTTTCCTATTCATAGAGCGACCACTCAAAATAACATCATCGGCCGAAGAGGGCGGATACCAATCACAATTGTCCCGCTGGGTACCAATGCCTGTTGGTACAGTCGTTCCAATTCCTATCTATAATATCATCGCCATTGTGAATATAGTTCCCGAGCTTGAGGAATATTATCACGATTATTATGGAATTTTAGAGCCATCGTTCTCTCGGCAAGGGCCCGAGGAAAAGACTACTGGTGAGGCGCCACCCAAGTTGTCTGAAAGGCAAGCAGACCTTTACGAACAGGTCCGCCAACGGGTACTCAAACAGGCCCTTGACAACATTCAACCGTCAGCAAACACAACGTTTAATTAGTCATTTCATAGTGGTACACACCTATTATAACATGGTATTGCGAGGTTGTCAAGTGGGAAATACAATAAAAAACACTTGACAAAACCAATTATTCATGTTATGATGTATATAATGATCGGAGTTAATAATATGGCAAGAACCAAGAAAAAGCCAGAGCATTACGTCAATAATAAGATATTTCTGGCAGCAATGATTGAATTTAAAAAAGAAGTCGAAGAAGCCGCGGCAAGCGGCAAAGAAAGACCCAGAGTTACACACTATATCGGCGAATGTTTTTTGAAAATTGCACGAGGAGTTTCATCCAGACCAAATTTCTACAGGTATACGTTTAGGGAAGAAATGATAATGGACGGAGTTGAAAATTGTCTCCAATATATCGACAATTTCAATCCAGAAAAATACAACAATCCGTTCGCATACTTTACCCAGATTATTTGGTTTGCATTCTTACGGAAGATAGCGAAGGAAAAGAAGGCGCTATATACCAAATTCAAAGTGACAGAGCAACGCAATATTTTCGACGTAACGGCCGATACACAGGCCCATGATAATACGGTATTCGATACGAACTATAAACCGTCAGAATGGTCTCAGGCATACATTGACGAATTTATTGAGGATTTTGAGAAGAACAAGCGCCGTAAAGTGAAGAAACGGAAGGGGCTTGAAAAATTTATGGAGCCAGAAGATGGTGAAACTCAGTGATGATTTGAGGTACAAACTTGAAAACGTGGCAGTGGGTATGGGAGTACGGAATACAGACAATTATATGTGGACAATATCCGTGACCTCTGCCGCCGAACTCCAAAAATATGTCTATCACCTCGAAGCCGAAAACAAAGAACTGAAATCCTGGCTTGAGCCGATGGAAGAGGAAACCACACATACTTCTTCCGCTTGCGTGATGATAGGACATACATATAGGCGCTCTATGAATCAAGAATATCCGAGGAAATGTTTGAGTTGTGGCCATACGGAAGAGCCTTGTTGGAATTGCTCAGGCACAGGCATGGCGTATAGGTTTGAGGACTGTGATGTGGTTGAAGGCTACAAGATGGCTGACAAAAAGCCTTGCTTGGTATGTATTGGCAAAAAAGAGGATCATAACCATGAATGAATGTTTTATTTACGATTTCGAAACCATGTCCACGCGACCAGTGGATGGCGTCATTGTATCGCTTGGTATGCTTGTATATACCGAGAGTAGATTTGCAGGCAACCCATACACATATGAGGAACTGCTGGAACAGGGCGAGTTTGTCAAGTTCGACGTAAAGGATCAGGTGGTAAACCATGGGCGAAAAGTACAGTCCAGTACCGTTGAATGGTGGTCTAAGCAGGGCGCCGCGGCCCGTGAGAAAATCAAGCCACTACCCACAGATGTTTCTATAAGTAAGTTATACGATATTATGAAATCGTATGCGGGTAATCCCGAAAAGGTATTTACCCGAGGGAATACCTTTGATCCGATGTTTGTTCAATCCATTTGTGGTAAAGAGCCGTACAAATGGTACAACTTGCGCGACACCCGTTCCATGATCGAAGGAATGATGTGGGGCGCGGATGTCGAGAACAGCTTTATTCCAGCAGGACTGGAAGATAAATTCGTCCATCATGATCCTGTCCACGATGTGGTAATGGACGTGATGCGGATGCAACATGTCGCCCAAATGATTGGATAACAAATGCCCTTAACTCTCAAAGAAATGATTCAACCCGACAAGCAGGTCCGGTTTGTTTTCTATCGCGATATGACCCTATGGTATGCTACCGATGATGGCTTCGAATTCCCGGTGCCCATCGATGATATCGGCAATGCCACATTCCACGATACCGACAAAGCGATTCTGTTCATGCGGTATATCAGGAAACATCTGGAAACGTTGGAAGCAGCCCGAGAGGCCCGTTTATGAAAATTGCCGTAATTACGGACACTCATTTCGGCGCACGGTCAGACAGTCAAGTATTTAGCGGTTATTTCCAAAAGTTCTATGAAAATGTCTTTTTCCCAGAACTGGAAAAACGAGGTATCACCACGGTGATCCACGGCGGCGATGCTTTTGACCGCAGAAAATTTGTCAACTTTGTGTCTCTGAAAAACGCAAAGGAGATGTTTTTCAATCCTGCAAGGGATAAAGGAATTCATCTCCACATGGTCATTGGTAACCATGATACAACCTATAAGTCAACAAATGATGTCAATTCGCCAACACTCCTGGTTGATGAAGGCTACCACAATATTACTGTGTATCCTGATCCGTGTGAGGTAGAGATTGATGGGACCAAAATCCTGATGCTGCCTTGGATCAACAGTGAAAATTATGTGGCTTCTATCGATGCTATTGAGCGGGCAACTGCCATTATCGCTGTGGGCCATCTTGAAATCGCTGGTTTCCGCATGTATAAATCCTCTCTAAATAACGATGGATTGAGCCGTGGGCATTTCGATAAATTTGATTTGACCCTGTCGGGACATTACCACCATAAGTCTTCTGAGGGAAACATTCATTATCTGGGTAGTCCATATGGTATCACATGGGCCGATTACGAAGATGCCAGAGGATTTCATATTCTGGATACAGAGACTATGGAAATGGAGTTTATCCAAAATCCATATGAAATCTTCCATAAAGTATGGTATGATGATGAGGGCAAAGAACTCGGTCAAATCCTTGATGTAGACTTTGCCAAATTTAAAGATACCTATGTGAAGGTTATTGTTACGACCAAGACTAACCCATTTTTCTTCGATAGATTTCTTGATGAATTGGATAAGTCTAATCCAATGAATATTCAAATTGTCGATGACCATTTCAATGCCCATATGGAAAGTGAGGAAGATATACTTGAAAGCGTGGACGATACGCTAACTATTCTTACCAAGTATGTTGAGGAACTGCCTATCCATACTGGCAAAAAAGAGCTTGACAAGTTGCTCAGGACGTTGTATAATGAAGCGTTACAAATCGAAGGAGTTTGATTCGTGGATTTTATCTTATTGATCATCGCCTTGGTAATGTATTTTTTACCTACTCTTATCGCCATTATTCGGGAATGTGAATATGGAGATGTGCCGATTGCCATCAATTTTATACTAGGCTGGACATTCATCGGCTGGTTTGTAGCCTTATATTTGGCTGCAACAGATGATCCCATGTAAATATAAGTGTTTGAAATGTGAGCATGAATGGGAAGAGGCCTACAACAAAAAATTGAACCGTTACCCAGGCCCTACCCTATGCCCAGCATGTGGACACTTTTATGTCAAATGGGTAAATTACGAAGAATTATTTGGAGGCAAAAATGACCGTCGAAAAAGACCTTAAAGATATATTGAAACGTCTGGATAAAATCGAAGAATTTCTAAAGCCGGCACCCCCTCAAAATCCCTGGTCGCCGATGTTACCTCCGGCACCGTATCCGTATGATCCGTTGCCTATCGCCGAACCAACTTGCAACACCTGTGGCATAAAATATTCTAATATGGGAATGTATGTTTGCCCACGGACTGATTGTCCTTCAGGAATTAGATATACTTCAACAACGGCTGAAAGCGAGACCGAGACGTTTAATGAATGGATGAAAAAGATTGAGGAAACATGAAAACGCTTAAAGAACACCAAAGGGAGAAAAGACCAATCGCCCGCCGCCGAGTTTCTGGCCCCAACGGCATCGAATGTCCTCGTTGTAAATCCGAATTGCATGACGTAAACAACCAGATTCAATTGATGAGCTATCCACCCCAATATAGAATTATGTGTTTAGAATGTGACTGGAGAGGTAGTA